GCGTGACTCTTCTGTCACGAGCGAGGTCTCAGCACCTGGAAAGAACTTCTTTGCCTTGTCCGGGTCGAGCGACATCCGGATCGCCAGTTTCTTCTGGCCGTAGGTGAGGATTCCTTTCTCACATCCGGTGTCGTCAAGGCCCATGCCGCCTAGCTCGGTTGCCAAGAACCAGTTAAGGCCCTTGTACGGCTCCAGCAGTCCGACGGCGTGGTGATGCTTTATCCAGAGAGGATTCACTATGGGCCAGCTGTGTTCATCACAGGTCTGACGTAGGAATTCCTGCATCTTGGGTAGCACCTTCCGCATGTCGGCTGACAGGACGTCCATGCCGGTCTCAAAACGCAACTCGTTGCGGAGACGAACGGCATCAGTCTCAAACCCACCCCACCAAGGTCGGCTCACAAAGCCATCCTTGGTGTAGAGCTCCGAGTTCACCGTGAAGAACAGGGGGGAGTAGTAGTTCTTTCCTACCGAGGGCTTAAAGCCCAAGGAGGAAATGACACTCAACCACACCTTGTAATCTTCTGGCGACGCCTGGAACAGGATGTCATCCCCGTTTATTATCACGGGAAGGGCATTCAGTTCGTCTCGATTGAAGTAGCCTCTATCGAGGCCACGACGAACGAGATCACCAATCTCAGTTGTGGATGTGCTCATCGCAGCAATCCAACCTGAAAGGTTGATGAGGCAGAGGAGAGGGAATGAGAGGACGTTGCCCATCAGCTGACCATTGGTCTGCTGGGTGGCGGGGGGTAGCGCAATGCTGTCAAGCAGCGCGTCGGGGACCTTCCCGCGGAAGCTCTCCAGAGTCCGGCTGTAGTCGAGTAAGCTCGAACACAGCGAGGTCTCCAGGCGAGAACGCAGCTCCGTGGGGAGTGCGATCCGCTTCAAGAGTTGGCCCAACATCATCTTGGTGGCCAGCATGCTCAGGCGATCAGTAGCGGCAGAGTAATCTCCGCTAACGAACGGTGTACCGTCAAATCTGAAGACGGCGGACCCATCGGGTCTCCGCCATCCCAGGACAGACGATGCCACACGCTCGCCCCCGACCAGTCGGAAGGGATTGAGGCCCTTGAGCACACCATGCCACGTCTTCTGCAAAGGAGACGCGGCAGCGGTGGCTGGTCCATCAGCGATGGAAATGGTACGAATCTTGAATGGTTCCTGCAGGGCGACCACGGACACTTTAGGATCGAAGTCCCAATCATCCCACCTAAACGAGTAGGGGTGTTGACGGAACTCGACCACGCCGGCGTGGGGCGTGTAGGCCATGGAGAAGAGTTCTTGACTCGATCCTCCGGCCAATCCTTGCAAACGCTGGAACTGCGCGGCACGAGTGCCCCGCATGGTAGTCCAACGTTGGGTGTCCTGGTCGAACAGCTTGACCCAGCCCGCCGATGAAGATAGGCGGGGCTTGGGAAGCTGGGAGTATGACGTGATGGTGGTATTCGGCCTGCTGGTGTCGCAGGCCAGTCGGGATATGGATTCACCGACTGCCATGATCGCGTTGGTTACGGCCTCTGTCAAAGGAGGTGGTGTAGACGAAAGCAGGGAGGCGTGGTCCTCGAGGGACTTCGCCACGCCAGCCACCCACATGGGCGGAAACATAGCCTTAAGTCCAAGAAAGGACCAGGCCAGTGTCATCGCCCTACGTGTTGGTAGGCGGCGCTCCTTGTCTGCCGTTGTCTCTCGTAACCGAGATCGGAGTACTCTGACCAGACTTGGCGAGTCTGGAAAGAGCGCTTGGAATGGTCCAAGCCCCTCGCAGCATGCTGGCGTGGGTGGGAGATCCCGGAATTCTTTTCCGTCGAGATCTCCGCCCCTACCGGCCATGTCGGCAAGAAACCATGCGGTGGCCCACTTGGCGACGGGAATAAACTCCCCAGTCAGCCATAGGTCCCTGTAGTATGGCACCAAGTGCTCTGGTACTACAGACTTCAGCCGGTAAGTGTCCAGGAAAACCTGGATACACCGGATAGAAGATTCCGCATCCTTCTGCGCTAGTTCACTGACGTAACTTACGACGTCAGGACCCAGAACGGCATAGCCCGCAAGTGCTTCCACAGCACGAGCAGCTGCCCCCTTTACGGCGGGGAGTCCGACCTGAGAATCAATCATATGACTCATCGCAAGCGAATGGAGTCACA